CGGCAGCTCAAAGAAGTAGTTCAGCTCGTCCTTGTTGAACAGCAGACCCTTCGCTTCAAAAGGCTGCTGCTGGAACTCACTCTCAAACTGCTCTGCGCTCAGAAGTTCCCGCTGCTCCCGGAAGTAGGCGGTGGTGAAAACCTTTTTGCCCTCCCGTTCGTACTCATAATTGCTCTCGTCCGTCACGAGATCAAGGGCGGGTATCTCAATCGCTCTCCAAGCCCAGCCCTCCCGCTGTGCGTGTTCCTGCACACGACCAATGGGATCATACAGGGAATAGCGAGTGCCGGTAAAGACCATCGGTGTACCTTCAATGGCACGACCCATAATATCGCCGGAGATCACTTCCCACTTATCATCAAGCCGCTGGCGGTTTTTGGCTTCCTCACGACCTTCCACACAGTCATCGAGGTAGAGGACATTGGTGGCTTCGGACAAGCCCACCTGTCGAGCGTCAATGGAACGACACATGATGGTGGGGAAACGGGACTTGCTTTTCAGATTTATCGTTTTTGAGTCAGCGTTGGTCTGTATCAGCCGTGCGTCCGGGAATACATCGTAAAACAGATACTCGTTAGGGACTGTCAGATATTCCAGACAACCATTGTAGAAGCTCTTTACAAGGTCATCACCTGTCCCTTCCATCAGGGTCGAGCGGTCAGGGAACTTGCCAGAGAGCATATTCACAAAATTGATGCCCGTTTGAGATTTTCCCGCTCGTTTCGGCATGGAGATCGTCAAAAGGCGCAGCTTCCCGTCCAGAACATCTTGAAACCCCTGCACCATCGGTCTGAGATAGTGCTTGCGGGGGGCATAAAACCGCTTTTCCGGCTTGCGGTCGAGTTCGATGTAGGTCATGAAGGAGTCAAAATCATGGGGCGCTTCAAAGAGAAGACACCGCCGCCACTGTTCATAGAACTTCGCCCCGCCGCCACGGACTACCTGATCTGCGGAGAGTGCCAGCAGCTCCTTGTTCGTCTT